TTGTTTGCACCAGCTTTTATAATTTGACCAGTGGATGCTTTAAATACATCTCCCTCCACAGGCTCATCAAATAGTTTTTCAAACTTCGTAGGCGCTGGTGTTTCATCACCACGCTTAACAGCATCTCTACCCCAACCAAGTTCTTTTTCGTTTATCTTAAACTGCTCTTGTTTGATTACAGGCTCTGCTGCTTTTTTAGTTTTAGGCTGTATCTTTCTATTTGTAGAACGATATAAACTAGCAACACCTTTTGCTGCCATGCCACGAATCTCTGCTTTAGATAAGTTAGGGTATTCAATAGCCATTGATTCAACATAACTTTGAATCTTACTGTCTACTACTTCTTCTACTTTCTTTTTAGAGTTAGCTAATTCACCAACAGTTACGTTGTTATCATTCGCCCACTTCTCTAGCTTGGAAGTTTCTTTTCCTAGAACCCACGCACGCCAGTTGTTATATCTAGTTTCGTGATTAAGTCCATTAGGAAGTGCTGATACTTGTTCTTCTAATTCTGTCTTAACAGGTTGTTCTTCTTTTTGAGGCTTCTTCTTACCCTTGGTATTCTTTAATATAATCCTAGGTTTACCAGCAACTATAGACTCAACAGCCTCAACTCCAGCTTCACCAGACTCAATACCTTTAGCAACTTTCCTTGAGTTCATTCTATCAACAAGCCAACTGTTAGTTGATTTAGTTACTGCTCCAATAGCTGTGCCTAATAATGCACCAGCAGCAGCACCCTTCTCTATATTTTTAGGGTCTATATAACCTTTGAATGTTAAATCGTGTAACGCTTCATACGTTGCACCAATAGTTGCACCTTCAATACCTCTACCAATACCAGCTTGAACTCTAGCATTGCCAGCAATAGCATCAAAGCGTTTAACATATTTAGGTTTAACTTTACCAGCAGCTTTAATAGCTTGTGCAGAAGCACGAGCAGCATTAATACCTCTGGCTGCAATCTCAGGTATTCTTAATAGGTCAATAAGGATTAATTCTGGGTCTTTAACAATCATAGCTGTCAACATACCTGCTGAATAACTAGGATTTTGCATCATTGTAACTAAACCATCAAGAACACTAATGTCTTCTGGTGAGTAACCGTACTTCTTTTGAACGCCAGTTGTATCTCCACTTCGATTATCGTAAGCTTCATACATATCTCTCTGGAACTCTTGCATTACTGCCATGTTAGCAGCTCTTGTAGTATCTTCTTCCTTGGTTAGTGGTCTATCACCTACAACATCAGAGTAATACTTTTCTAATGCTAGGGAATCGTAGTAACCGATGTTCTGTCCGAACTCTTTTACTTGGTCTTTAAACCACTTGTTCTTTTCTTCATCATCAGTATTAAATATCTTCTCACCAGCACGCCAGATAATAGACTGAATATCACTGAATCCAGTAGCAAAGGTTAGTTCTTTTTGCTTAGGCGTTATAGATTTCCAATAATCAACCGTAGCTTGCTGCTCATCCGTAGACTTGTTTGGGTCTATGTATATTAATCCTACACCTGGTATGAATTGTGAAGACATATTTATCCTTTAAAAGATTCCACCAAATTTGTTCCGTAGCATTGCCTCTTCATCTTCTTGCAATAATTTTTGTACATCGTATTCTACTTTAGGCTCATCATAGACCTTTATGTTCTTTCCGTTTCTCATTTCCATGTGAAAAGGTTTCTCAACAGCACTAGTATTTGTAGCAGTAGGCGTGGGTTGACCAGTTGTTGTTTTAGATACCATACCACCACCAGTATCTGTACCAGGTGTTGCGCCAAATAAATTTAATACGTTTTGACCAAATCTAGCAAACTCTTCACCGCTTAGATTTTGCGCATACTGATTGTACTTAGCAATTAATGCCTTCGGGTCTCTGGCAATAGTCAACATTGTGTTTCTGTTCTCAGTATCTAAGGCTAAGAAATTAGAGAATCCCTTTGCACTCTTGTTGATTTCATCTTTCCATTGTTTACTATATTTAGGATTATCTTTTATGAACTTTTTAAATTCATCAGGGTCTCCAAGCCCCATCGTTGGATATTTAGCCTTAGCGTATTCCTGCAGCATAGGACCAGTTGTTAGATTACTTGACAAGATACTTTCTATATTCTCTTTGTCTTCTTTACCTGGCTTGGATGCTTTTGCTTGGCCTGCTTCATAATCTCTATTTTTTTCAAAGAGGTCAAGAAACTTTTCATAGTCAACTTCTTTAATTTTAGCAAGCGCGGCTCTTCTTCCTTGAGCTGTACTGTAATCTGCACCTTTAAGAATACGTTGTATTATTTCTTCCTTGTTTTCTAACCCAAACCCACGTCTAACACCATGACCAAGCATAGAACCTGCTGCTCTAGCATCTGCTGATAAGTCTGCGTATCCTAACATTCCCATAATATTCTCCTATTATCCAGTGACAAGATTTATCGTAGTGGCAGGTGTAGGGTTGTAGGCTGTATTAATTGCGCTACCCAGCCCTGCACCAAATCCTGATAAAGCTTCAGCAGAAGTAGTGGCTGCACCTGATACCATTTCAGCGCCTTGTTGAGCTGCTGCAGTCAAACCTTGACCTGTCTGTTGCCCCATCTGAGCATACTGTAGTGGTAATGCACCAATTTCACTAGCCATTGTTATATCATTAGCTGCACGTTGTCTGTAAGCATCAATCATTCCTTGTGCTTGCTCGAGACCTGAATATTGTGCTTGTAAATCTTGCATACCATGTGCTTGTTGTAGTGCGCCCATTTGACCAGCACCACCAGCAGCACCTAACATACCCTGTGCTAATAATCTATTCTCTAAAGATAAAGATTGTGCTTGTTGTTCAGGAGCATACAAAGCTTTCTGCATCTCATAGAACTTCTTACCAGCAGCCATAGGGTCTGCTTCCATTCCTGAAATGAATTGTCTTTGTCGTTGAGCATCACCTAAATATTGGTCATATTCCGCCTGTAATTCAGGTGACAATTGCATATCAATCTGTTTACCTTCTGCGTCAAAGGTTGCTCCACCAAATAAACCAGAAGTATTCCAAGGTAGTGATTGTTGATAAGCTTGTTCTGCTGCATCTGCTTGCGCTTGGGCATTAGTTCGTGCTGCACTTCTAGTGGCTGAACCACTTATTAAAGCACCGCCTATGGATGCTGATATCGGGTCAGGCATTACGCACCTCCGTTGTTAGTTGACTGAGACTTTCACCGTAAAATCTCCATATTAGTATTGACATTTTTCTACCCCATTCTCGACCACCTATAAGGGTAGCACATAAAACAAACAGTTGATATAACTCTGCTCTTAGCATATAAGCTTTATCAACATCTCCAGATTCTTTTTCTTTCTCAAACACATTAGCTGTGTGCCACTTTATTATTATATTATTCATCATGGGCGCTATATCTCTTTGATTCAATACATAGAATGGATTTAACGGCATATCAACCATCAAGAAAGTAAACGCATTGTTAATCTCCTCATCTAGTATTTCGTTATCCTTATCAATCAAATCATCCCACAAATGAATAGTGTTAATCATATTCAAACAAAAGACTATAGCATTACCATTACCCTTCAACCAATGTTCCAGTTGTAGTTTAAAGGCTGGTAATTGCTCTTCCATGTCTTTCATTAGCTTACCGTAAATCCATTGTATTCTATATCAGTACCTGCCACGCCTTTAGAGCCGTTACCGCCACAAGGTCCGTTACCGCCAGACGCATCATCACCAGCAGAGCCAGCAATACCACCATCTCCACCGTCACCACCGTCTGCATCGTTATCATAACCACCGACACCACCCTGACCAACAGCAGTTAGAGTAGCTGCACTACCAGCAACAGCTCCAGAGCCTCCAGCGCCAACTGCACCTCCTGCTCCAAAAGGAATACCACCGCCACCACCGCCACCAGGTGCGTAGGTATCTGACTGGAAGTAACCGTGTGAGTTCTTGTCACCACCACCACCTCCACCACCACCACCTCCACCGAGGATAGAGCCGTTGTCGTCTACAGTACAATCTGTTTCTACATATAAAGCAGTTCCACCACTAGCGCCAGTACCACCAGCATTACAATTCTCTGCACCACCTGCTCCACCAGCACCACCCTTACCATAGATGTAACCATTGTTGATAATAGTGAGTGTACCTCCATAGCCAGTACCTGTCTTCAGAGCAGGAGTGGAGGTTGAATCTGAGTAGACATAGACACCTGAGTTGATAGTGACTACTACGTCATAGAACTTATCAATACCTAATGATGAGTCATTCAAATCTAACCCTGTGGTTACGTTAGATGATACGGTGTAATAATATGTACTTCTGTGTTGTTCAACAAAGTCAGTGCCATCATGCACTAAGACACGCTTGGTTCTTTCAAATGAAGTACCATTGTGTACATGGACATCTTCGATAACATCCCAATCGTCATTAGCTGAATTTCTTACTTTAATAGCCATAGATTAAGTCTGATACCAAACGTCTCCAGATTCTAAAGTTACTGTAGGTTCTGTTGCGCTAACAAAATAACCTTGTGTACTTGCTGTACCTAATGCTAAGTTAGAAACCGCTCTAGTTACATACTCTGTACTCGCAGAAACAGTTGTATTTGAGGTGGCTGCTGCTGTTGATGTAGCAAAAGCTTGCGCTCCTGAACCTACCTTCTCTGCCTTTTCAAGAAATACAGTCTGTATCTCGGTAAACTCTTCATCAAAATCATCACCTGAAATTATCTTAGCGGTTTCTGCATCTCCTAAAGCGTTTTTACCTGCCCAGTCAACTTGTATTGTGTATGCCATATTTTTCTCCTATCGAATCTTGCCCTGCTTATATAGCAAAGTCATGTCTTGTAGTGATGCTGCAAATCCACTAGATACAGCAGTCATTTCAAATTGTAAATGTTTTGCACTTCCTGATAATGGAATATTGTATTCCTTTAATCCATAGATAGGTGTGTACGTGCTATTAACTAAGTGGTCAGTAGCAATATGTGTGTGTGCGTTTAGAGAAGTATCCTTGTTTCCATATAAAGAAGTTGAAGCTCCCCACTTAGCAACATTACCTGTTGTTATTGGGTTCAACTCAAAATTTAGGGGAGAGCTTGGAACAGTATTAAAGTCTTTATACCACTTAATACCAACACTTAAGCCAGCTCCACCATCAATTACAGCCTTTAATTTCTTTAGTAAAGAAGCAATTGCGGAATCACCTAGATTAATCCATATTGTTTTAAACGCACCAGTGTAATTATTTATAGAGTAGGTTGAAGTTCCTGATAAGTCTTTATCACTATATCCCTCGTATGTAGCAATAGAGCCTTTCTTTTGACCTACTAAGAATCCTTTTGATGCTGTAAACATCATAGCCGATGGTTCTCTCTCATCAAGAAAATGCCATGTAGTTAATCTTGGCGCTTTATTAGGAGTGAAGTGCTTCATGTCAAAGATATATGTAATATTAATATCTACAAACGATAGAATATATACACCTTCATTCTCCACATAACAAGCTTTTGCATTTCTGCTTCTGGTGATGTTTCTAATTACATCGTCTTTTATATTCACAGAATAATCTGTCAATGGAACTTTGTCTAGTTCTGTTGTTCTTGATAGAGACCTAACCCCAGTATCAGATAAGAACATTAAGTCATCACCCATAGCTTTTACTGAATCTCTGGATACACAACCAACACCTCTAATAACTTCAGTGAGTGTCATTGCTGTAGGGTCGTGTGGCTGCTGATATATAACTATGTTCTGTTTTCCGAAGATAACAAGTTGACCATAAAAAGGTGCGATTGCTACAATCTCATCTGAACCCCATACAGTCTTTAAATCAATATAACCAGCAGCACTCGCTGTCCATGTCGCACCAGCTGCCACACACTCGCCTTCTGTTGTGTATGTAGAGTTACTACACGATGATGAAGCCCACCTGTCGCCAATTAAGGTATCTGAGTAATAAACTACATCTTTATTGCCTGACAAGCCACCAACCCAGTTTCTTCCATAGTATCCCATTCCACACGAAGGCTGAAATAGGTCTGAACTTGTAAATCCAGTAGGTTTGTTTGTTGTTAATGCCCAACCCCAAGTTGATGTGCTAGAATCATAACTATATTCTAACGGTTGAGAGCCAGACTGGAAAGCGTATAAGTTTCTATTAAAGTTTACAAACTGCCAGTCTGAACCAACGGTAGTATCAGTATGTGTAAAGCTTGGTGTTGTAGCCGACAATGCAGCAGTATCTGTGAAGTCTGCGTGATAAATCTTGTGGTCTACACTAGCGAACACATCTCCAGCATGTTCTCCTATAGCGCCTATCTTAGAAGACGCTGCAACTAACTGTTGTTTTAGTCCTTTTCTAAAAGAAATACGACCAGAAGCTTTAAGTACAATATTCTCTGCTCGCGTCAACCACGAAGCATCTAGTGTTGTTGGATTAGACTGCGTGTTTAATCCATTAATTCCAATATTGTCTAATGGTTTATATTTTAAGTTAGACGACATACCAATCACTCTCGTATTGAGTGTTGCCACTATCTATAATAATTGCCTGGTTTAGTGCCTCCACTGTCTCCATGACAACTACGTTTGTTTGTGTTCCACCATCTTCACCACGTTCAGATATTGCTCTCGCCCACGCACCTAAAATAACAGGCTTAACTGGTATCTTCATAACATCTGTAGCAAGTTTTAATTCATCTTGGTATTTAACAACATCAAAGGATATTGTTTGTGCGGAATTAGGAATAGGGGTCATATCAACTTTCAAGTTGTTAGAACTATCACTACCATTGAACGCATAAAATGAAGGTTCGCCAGTGGCTTCAGTAGGAAACTTCACTGAGTTCATATACTGTCTAGTTGCTTGTGTCAGGTTAGAACCAGTTGATTGATTTATTACATCAATAACTTTAAGCTCTTGTCCAGAAGATAGATTATAGTTTTTTGTGCCAGAAGCTGTTGTCACATCGACAGTTTCTCTAAGGACTAACCAGTCATGATAGCTTTCAATATTTCTTTTTGAGTCATTAATCAGCGAGCCAATAACTTTCTGATAGTCAGTTACTGTTGATGGGTCATTGATATTACCCGACCAGTCGGTAACAATGGTGTCCTCTCTTAACCTGATTAATACTTCGTTTATTAATTCTTTAAAGGTCATTGGAATCTCCGTTTAGACACATTATAATACTAAATATGCCTATAAATCAATTACTTACGTTTTAATCGCACCTACATTCACATACTACAGGGTTTTGCGCCTGTGGTTGTGACATTCCATTCATCATTTGCATAGGTACTTTAGTCCAATCAGCAAAGAAAGCAACAGAAGCAGTAGTCAGTGTTACACCTATTACAAAATACAATAAAGCACATTTACTCATTTCTTCATCCTATGGTGAACGTATAGCCACACAGGGCTATCGTTAGTTCCAAAGTTAATCATCATTCTTCCGATAC